GTATGCCATGTCCTTGACGGTTATACGAAGGGCGGCGGGCTGGTCGGTAACTATGCCGCTCAGGTAATATGTGCCAGCCTCCAATCTCATGTCGTTTGCGTCCAGCTTTACGCCGTCCAGCTCGATTACAAGCTCCATGTCGGTCAGGTCGTAAAAGCGGGGTATGCCCAAGTCAACCTTGAGCAGGAAAAGCTCGTTGTTGACGTAGGTTTTGGATACCGCCTTGCCGGTCTGGTAGTCCAGCGCGGTTATATCCAGAGTTACGGGGTCTGCGGCGTATGCTACGGTGCAAAGGCACAGCATGAGCATTACCGCGAGGATACAAGTGAGTTTTTTCATGGTAGTTTTCCTTTCTTTAAAGTTCTATTTCTTCGATCGCCGCGCGAACCTTCAGGTAATGGAGGTAATTCCCCATATGCCGTTTCTGTTCGGTAAGCAGTTCGAGAGAACAGTTTGGCGTGAAGTTCAGTTTCCCTGCCTCATAGAGACAACACATTTTGTCGAGCTTGTCATAGCGGATTTTTGTCTGATAGTACTCAGCTCTAAGGCGCTCCTTATAGTCGGTGCTGTTCATAAGTTCGATGGTGTCTTTAAGTTCCATAATGTTTTCCTTTCTTTGTTTTTTTAATTATGAAAAAAGAGCCTTGCGGCTCCTTATTCCTGAAGTTCCCATCCCCGTGGGTAAGCATCTGGAGTATAGACGTTGGCGGCTATGAGTCTCTTGTATATCGCACCGTTCCAACAGCCAAGCTCATCTTTATCAAAAGCTTCCGCCGCCGTGATGACATCGGGTATCACCCTTGCGCCATCCTTGTACTGGATTTTTACCCATAGAGTAGGCGCGTGGTCGGGGTCGTTGGCCTCGGTATCCCATAGGTCTACGGTGGCCTGTTTGAGCCAGCCGTTCCAGTTGATACGAGTTCCGGCTTTTATGAGACCGCCGCTCTGTTTTAAGGTAGGATAGAGGTCTACACAACCGCTTGCGTCCTTATCGGGTACGGCGGGCAGTGCTTTCTCAAGTTGCGCTCGCCATACTCTTGCTTCTTCTGCCGTGCGTACTATCATGCTTTTTCTCCTGTCATAATATCGAGGACTTCGGTATAGTCGGTAACCGGGGGCTGTTCATGTTCCTCCCACTCCTGCACTATAGCCGTGTCGGTTTCCGTCCAGCTCTCCGTATAATAAAAGCCCTCCTTTGAGGGCATGGGGGAACGGGTCACAGGCTTATAGCCCAGCTCCTTTATTGCCGCATCGTCATTGGTGGAGAGGTGCGCCCCTGCGGGGTGCGTCACACCGTTGATTATAAGCGGCGATTGTAACTCAACCGGCAGGCGCAAGTATTCGGGATACTCACCTACCAGTTTAGCATAGTTTGTGTTTAACATTGTATTCTCCTTTATAGAGTAGTAATATAGTTCGCACCAAAGTCGAAATCGTCAGAACTTAAATGATATTCACCACGAATGGTAATATCTGACGTTACAGTATAATTGTATGTTCCGTATTTTATTCCCCCAGAAGAGACCTTAACAGCACCATCTACTGTTACGAGACCACCGCCAGTAGGCCAACCTCTTTCAGAGGTACTATAATCAACACCTATAACCTCATTTGCGCCTACAATAAAACTTCCTCTGGTATAAACTGCGCCATTATATCTTATTGCATTGTTGGCACGCACACTGGTGGTATGTTGCCCAGTCAACGTAACTGTAAATGTTTTAGGCTTGCTCTTTGCCATCATCCTGCGCCGTAAGGCAAACTGCAAGGGTATCATAGCGCGCAGACGCTTTTTATTTTACGGAGGCTGCTCCCCCCGATAGAATTATTTTACGCATAGTGTACTCCTTTTTTTTCTTGCCATGCTACATAGCGGTAAGTGCCATCAAAATCTGAATAGCTATCGTCACTTACTGAGCATACCACTCCATCGTTTTTAAACGTTAATGAACAGGTATATTTGCTTATCTCTGTTCCTTCCATTGCCACTGCATGATTGTCATACAAGGAAATTATTGTGTATTTACCATCTGTGTTCGCCATGAAATGCAAAACAACATGATTAGGTTGAAAATCCAATCCGTTAATTGTGAGCGTTTTACCGTAACTCGCAGCCACCGTTCCTGTTGCTATATTTTTCGCTTTTGCCATATTACTCATTAGCCTCCTTCGTAGCATAGCTATCATGCGCTCACAACCTCCTGCACCGCCCACACACCGTTGTATACGTCAAATTCGTAGGTCTTACTCGCCTCTATTGCCGGGGCCTCGCCCAAATAGTTCGCCCCGCTCACAAACGACACCGCAACCGAGGCGGACGAGCTGAATGTGCCGTGCGCCCAGCCGGAGGCGGGCGGGGTAAACACGTATGTACCCACAGGAGAGGATACGTTATATATAGTGTTTGCCGTCAGCGCCGCGCCGCTGGCGGGGAGGGAGGAAGCGAGGGCGGGCGCGGTCTGCTTTTTGTTGAACAGCGCGGAATGTGCGTTGCTTGCGCTGTTATGCCCCGACACGGCCCCGGAAACATCGGCAGGGGAGGCGTAAGTGCCGGCGGGTATAGGGGGCTGATAGTCCGTCCCGGAAGTAAGGGGGGTCTGGTAATCAACGCCTGCTTCCGCCGCCGTCAACTCCCCATTGGAGGCTTTCAGCAGGCCGGAAAGGGCCTCGTCTACAATGCCGCCCCAGTATCCCGCAAAATTGACGGAGCTGGCCTTTTTCAGGAACTGTCCCGCCTCGCCGCCTATGGGAAGGCCGTTTGCGGCGCTGCCCACGGTGGGCAGGCCATAAGTGCCGTCGTTCTTTAAAAACAGGTCTCCGTCGCCGGTGGTATCTACCCTGTCGCAGAGGGTTTTCAGCGCGGTGAGGACGGCGGCTATGTTGCCGCCGGTTATGCCGCTCACCTCCGCGCCCACGTTGGCGGCGCCGTTGGGCGTTTTAAGGCTGTCCGTGTATTCCTCTATCGCGTCTATCAAGCCCTTCAGCTCCGCGATAAGGGCCTGCACGTTGTTTCCGGCCATGCCCTCAACGCTTGCCCCTATGTCGCCGCCGCCGGATTGACCGAGCGCGTCTATGAGGCCGTTGAGCGCTTTCTTGAGCTGGTTGCTGTTGCTGTCAAACACCGATTTCATCTCGGCAGCGGACCGCTGGGGGCGGTCCGCTTCGTTGACGATGGGGTTTGTCCACGTGGTTATTTTGTTGTCCTGTATTGCCATGCGTCCCTCCTTTAACTAAAAAACAGACCCATAAACGGATCTGTTTTAAATGAGTACTGTCTATTAGTCGAAGCAGCCTTCTGTTTCTTTTAAAGTTCGTTCTACATCCGCTCGCCATTCAGGGTTTTCATAGAGCTGCTCTATGAATATCTCCTCATAATGTTCATAATACTCTTCACTATTCACGTCAAGAGCATTATCTAATCCTTCTTGGTAGCCTTCCTCCCAGCCTTGATTATACCCGGCACTTACACCATCTTCATGTCCAGCTGAATATTCATCGTTATTGCGAGCAGCAAGACCGCTGTCAAAGCCACGGTTGTATCCTGTGTAATACCCCTTGCAGTAATCTTCGCTATACCTTTCATTGCCTTCATCGACTAAACCAGCGTTATAAATATCCCAATGTTCCTCATCGGCAGTTACCTTTTCAGCAGCTTTCCTTGCATCACGTCTTCCATTAAACGTGTCTACAGCTCCAAAATACGCGAATACTAATATGGCAACAACAACCGGAATCGCTAAATAACTAAATAAAACAGCCAAACACCCATGTTTATCTTTCATCATTGTGACCTCTGGAAAATCATTATATATATTCTATCACCGAGCAGTCACGTTGTAAATATTCATTATGGGTATTTAGTTCTTACCGCTCGGCGTGTACCATTCGCCGTCACGATAGACAAGCTTCTTATGCCGATCCTCATATTCGCGGTCGTCGTCTTTGTTATATACGGAATCCCATATATACTTTTTAACTTCTTCGCTCGCATCGAGGGAATCAACGTAGTTTGCAAGCTTGCACTGTTTGAGGTAGTAAACGGTCTTTCCGTTCTCGTCAGTTCCCTTGAAGGCCTTGTTTTCTATCTTGTCCTTCATCTCGGCGTACTGTTCTGCGGTTATGCCGGTCTCTTCCTTGGCTTTCGCGTACTTTTTGTATTCGCTCTTTCCGTAATCGTTGGCGATGCTGAACGCGGCCTTGCTGGAGAAGTCTGCAATCCAGTTGTCGCCGATAGTTTTACGCACGAGCGCGGTCTTCTGCTTTTCGGTGAGCCCCTGCATATCAAATATCTGTTTAGATATTTTCTTCTTGTCATCGGTATTAAGGTCGTTGTCCTTCGCCTTGAGGCCTTTATCCGCAAGCGCAGATATGACGGATACATAATTATCAATGGGTACGCCGTAATCAGTAAGCGACTTTATATCTTCAATCGTTGCAGGCGAGAAGTCGGCAAGGGTGATATAGTCCGCCTTTTGCTCGTTAGTGAGGTTCGGATCGTCGGCGATTTGCTTCGCCCATTTGTACGCGCTGTTCTGTTCCTTGTAGCCTAAATCCATTTCGGCCCGCTCAAGCGCCTCGGCGTTGGTCAGGTCGGGATTTCCCTTCTTGATTTCCTCCTTGCGCTCATAGAGGGCTTTGTTCTTTGCATCGTCTTCGGCCACCATGTCCTTATACTGGTTTCGGTACTGGGTGAACGATTGGACGGTGCCGCCGCGTTCCTTCGCGCTTTGGAAGATTTTGCTTTCTTTTTCGTCAAGAGAAGGGAATCCCTTAGCTACCCATTCCCGATGCTCCGGCAGTATACTGCGTCCAAGCGTAGCAGCGCGAAGAAAGTTGACGGGCGTTTTTGCAACAGCGTATTGCAGGTTGCCCTTTTTATCGTATTTGCCGCCCCGGAAGAAGGTTTCAAGGCCCTTGACAGTCCTTGCGAGCTGTGTGCCGCCCCACGACGTTACGAAATTGCCGGCGGTTTCAAGGCCGCCCTCCCAATCGAGGCTCTTTATCACATCTTCGGCGGGGGTTTTGTCGCTTATGCCGTCAATGATCTTTTCGGCGGTATCCAGTCCCCAGAGGATACCGTCCGCCGCCGCCTGGAGGCCGATGTTGCCGCCGCCGTATCTGGTTGGGGAGTGCTCTTTGCCAAATATCTTTTCATTAGTCTCTTTATCGAGCAGATTTGCAATGATGTTGGCATAGGGCGCAGCGTCTACCATGGTTCCGAGGGAGGACTGCGCTACGCCTTTTGCAAGGTCTAGGGCGTTCTTGTCCTCGTCATCGTCGTCCCGGTAATTCTGTATCGCTTCTGCGATTGCGCCAATGAAGTCAAAGCCGAGTATCTTATCACCGATTAACGCTTCAGTGATAAGGTTGAAAAGGTACGTTGATACTTCGAGAGATGCAAGGCCCTTTGCCGCCCGTTTTCTTGCTTCGGGGCTTGCTTTCAGATCTTTGGCGTGTTCAAAAAAGGCGTTCCACTGATTCAGCACTTCGGTCTGGAATGGCGCAAGCGTGTTAATTACTTTTGAATTGTTCAGAAGCGCGCCTTCTCCTACGCCGCGTCCGGCAACGCTGCGGCGGGTTATATCGTCGGCGTAATCTATGGCGTTTTCATATCTGCGCTTCATGCCGGACATTGCCGCATCGGGGTTTTCGTTGAATTGCGCGAACGCGGAAAACCACGTCAGATCGTCGCCCCAGTGCTGCAAAAGCTCAAGGCCCTGTGCGGCCAACCACTTTACGCCTTTGCCGTCGCCTTCCAGTATGTTCATGCCATTTGCGCCATACCTTTGGGACATGAACTCAGAGTGCGACAGGAGCTGCCGCATATTGCTGTCGGGGTTGAAATGATAGTCCACAAAGGCCTGCAAGCCCTGCTGCCATGCCTTGGCGCTGGGTATGTATCCCGTAGCGTTGGCAATGTTTGATCCCTGCACAACCATTGTGCGGATATTACCCATGACCTTGTTCGCACGGACGCGCTTGTTTACATTGTTTATGCTGTTGAGCATCTGGCGGCCTATCGCCTTTTGTACGCCGCGGTCTATAACATGGTCGCTCTTTCCGGCTATGCCGTCCGTCCAGTCCTTAGTCCACTCGATAAAGCCAGAGGCATTCTTCGCGTTTACGGTATCAGCGCTTGTGCGCATAGCGCCTTCCATCTTGCGGAAATAATTCGTAAGGGGGTCATACGCCAGTTTGTACTCAGCCATGCCTATATAGCTTGCCATGGCGTTGGAAGCGCTTGCAAAGTATGCACCGTTCCCTCTGTGGAACATAGCGCCCCACCAGCGGGATTTTGGCTTTGTCTGGTCGGATATGCCGGCGAGGGCGGGGGAGATATCCTCATTTACGTTCTTGGGCTTGAGGAAGTCGAGCACGCTGTAATCGCTCAGCATTTCCTGCGCGTGGTGGAAATAGTCCTTCCGGGGGAGTATCCGTTTGCCCTCGTATATCGCCCCGGTGTCTATCGCCGTCTTTTGCGCTTGCGCGTCCATTTCATGTATGCGCTGCCTTTTCTCAAGCTCGGCAAGCTCTTTCTTCATGCTGTCAATCTTGGCCTGCTCCGCTGCTATCCTGCCCTCGATATTCGCGAACGCTTTAGTGTCGCGCCTCTGCTTGCTGTCGCGCATATCCTGAAGCTGCTGCGTCACCCATTCCTTTTCGGCTATGGCGCGGGCCATGGCGTCGGTTTTGCTCTTGGCTACATCGAGCTTAGATACCAGGTTCTGGTATTCTTCCTGGGCGTTCTCCAAAACGTTAGGGTATATCGTCTCCATCATGGAGTTGATACGGTCAAGGTACTTTTCGTATATCTGCCTGTTGGCTTCGGCAAAGCCCTTGATCTTTTCCCATGTATCGGGGAAATCCCGCTGAAGGTCTGCCTGGGTATACTCGGACATTACGCCGTCCGGCCCCTGCCGCTGCCCTTCGCCGTACCACTGCGCCGCCACGTCCTCATTGCTTTTGGGCTTGATGCCGTACTTGCGCATGATCTCCTTATAGGATTCCACGGAGGAGGTGAGGGACTTGCCGTAATGCCCGCCTGCCTCGTTGAAGGGCTTTTCGAATATGTTGTACAGGGTATTGCGCAGTTCCTTATTTCCGCCCGCAACGGTGTCAAATACTCTGGAAGTCTCCTTGGTATAAAGCCGCTGTTTACCGCCGCCAACAATATTCTTTACGATGGTTACATAATCCTCGCTGGTCAAATCCTCAACGTTTTTGTTCTGGATAGACTGTAGCGAGGGCATCTCCTCAGAATGTGAGAAGAACTCCTTGCCCAGCGCCTTTGTTTCGGAATTGACCACGCCGAGGTTTTGCGCCGCCTGGCTCAGTTTCTTCGCAAAGTCAAGTTCCTTTTCGGATAGGTCGGCCTGTTGCTGTGTCCTCGATGTATCGTTGGCAATATCGGCGATGGTCTGTTGCTGCGCTTTGATCTCGTTTATCTGGTTCTGAATGTCTATGCCTTCGCGGGAAAGGACCATGGGCTGCTCACTAAGCCGTTGTTCGAGCCGCTCAAGGCGTTTGGATGGAATGAGGCTGTCGCGGTATTTCGCCGCCTCGTCATACTCCATAAGGGGGAGCGCGGCAAGATCGGGCATTTCCTGCGTTCCTATGTTCCGGGCGGTAATGTCGGCGTTATCTCCGTTATGCGCCCAGAAGATGATATCAGGCCGCCCATCCCGCTCATAATTCCAGTCGGATGGAGCGTATTCATCTACAAATGCGGTTCGCGCCACGGGGATAAAGCCGTGGTTAAGGTACATTTGTGAAAGACCACCATTATAGTTATCCAGCTTTACACCGCCGTTGTCGATGGCGGTAAGTAATATGGAGGATACCGCCTTGCGCGACTTTGATATATTGGGATTTTTGAATACAGATACAATGTCGCCGTCTTTTGTCACCGCTACGCCGACACCGTTATCATCGCCTAGGAACATCTTCATATCGCCATACTCCGAAACATCGTGCGCCGTTACGAACGCGCCATGCGGATTACCTTGCTTTGCCTCGGATATTGCGGTATAAAAAGAGGACGGGTCTGATGCCGTCCTTAAATCAACAGGAGTCGCGCCCTGCTGCCGGATGATATCCTTTACAGGGCTTCCAATTCCTCTATAATCCGCTCGTCCGTCCATTCCGGAAACTGTTTGCGCCATCCTCGAATCAGGCTCTGTGACAGTCTGTCCTGATACTCCGGCATTTCCTCCGGCTTGAGCTTGGCTTCCGTTTTCTGCTCCATTTATATCACCTCTGTTTATATTGTACCCCGTGTCCGTTGTGTTTGCAAGCCTGTTCGTTACGATATTCTCAGCCTGTTCCGTATTCGCAATATAGGCCCTGCCGACATCGCCGATTGACATATCGCCCGTCTTCTGCGACAGCTTATACGCGACGGAGTTTTCATCCGCAAGCGCACCGACGGCGCGTAGCTCGCCCTTCAGATAGTCTATGGCGCTCTGCCGCGCCTGCTCCGGGGTTTGTCCCTGATTGATATAGGTTTCCGTAGCCTGGTCTATGACGCTATGTCCCGCGGTCTGCGTGTTCATTATATCCGCCGCCGCGCCCATGCCAAAGCCGCTCAGGAATCCGCCTGCGCCCGCTTCAAGCACCTGGAGCAGCTTTTCCTCAAGTGCCTTTGCCTTAGCGTCCTTATCGTCGAGGCTCATTTCTTTGTACTCAGCCACGGCCTTCTTGAAGTCAGACTGGTTACCCATAACGGCCTCGTTGGCAAGGATATTAGTTATCTCTGTAGCCATTTCCTCGGACGCTTCTATGCCGCCCTGTTTGAGCGCAGTGAGCACGGTGGCAGAAGTTACCTTGCCTTCAAATAGGTTTTCGAGGGAATACTCCTCAAAGAACGCCTCCGCTGCGCCGGATACAATGCCGAGTGTAAGCGCCTGATCGTCGGTCGCGCCGTTGTTCTTCGCGTCTATCATGGCGTCTACGCCGGCATTAGAGGACATAAGTATCCTCATAGCAACGGTTTTTGCTTTTTCAGTCGGGAGAGGCAACGCTACATACATATCCGCCATGCTCATGCCGGTCTGGTAGAGGAACGCGGCAATTTTGCCGTTGTTCTTTGCTTCGCCCTCGGTGGTCATGCGGCGGTTGCCAGTTCTGTCGTATGTGTAATCGCCCTTAGTGGATTCATATACTCCGTTCGCGATCTGCTCCGCTACGGTGCTTCGCAAGGTGCTTGCGAGGTTGGAGGCTAAGTATTCGGGCGCGTTTGTGTCTATGGGCTTTCCTGTGGCAAAGTCCAGTACAGTCTTTATCCCGCCCTGCAAGGCTGTGACAGGCTTTAGCAGGGACGAGGCGATAGATGCACCCACGCCGCCCATTATGCCGTCCTGCGCCGTTTTCTGCGCCGATTCAAGACGGCTCTGCGTTACCCTTGCGTTCAGAGTAGGGGTTATCGCTTTCAGAAAGGCTTCCGCTTCCTTTTCCTTGCCGTTTTTGGCGAGGCGGTTGTATACCTCTGCTTCATCGTCCGTCATGGCCTTATAGCTATCAGACTGCCACGCAAGGCCGCCGTTCTTTGCGCGTATGCCCGCTTCGTTGCCGCCGCCAGGTATCTGTATCCCGGTTTCCCCTATACTTTTATTTTTCTTTACCGGGAGGGGCTTGGCGCGGGCAGCGTCAATCTTTGTTTTTTTGCTTTTATCGTCCTCGTATCCTGCGGCGGTTCGTACAAGGCGGCCTATGTCTATTTCATTCTGTATGTCCCGCTCGTTTAATCGGGCTTGGTTGAGAGCTTCTTTAAGTTCGTTTATTTTTTCGGGCTTGCCGTAGTTTTTTTGATATATGCGGCCCTCATTATAGGCCTTTTCCGCTTCTTTCGTTGCGTTCCGCGCTTTATCGAGGCGTTTGTTTTCAAGGCTCAGTTTAACCTCGTCCGGCGTCTTTCCCGTTGTTTGCGGCGGGGGCGGATTAGCTTTGACGTTGGAAAAAATAGACATGGCTTTGTCATAATTGCTGCCGCCGCTATTGCCTATGCCGCTTCCACGGTTCCCGCCGTTATTGTTCGTGTTGTTCCTTTGGCCTCCGCCACTATTTCCGCCCTTTGCGGCAGAAAATATTGACATCGCCTTATCGTAGTTTCCGCCTTTATTTGCCATTTCTACCCCCTCGGAGTATTTTTACCGCTGTTGACCGCTCATCCTTTTGCCGCTGCTTTTACTGCTGCTCTTGCTGCCGCTGCTCTTTATTACCTGGCTTCTGAGCTGTTCTGTGCGCTTTACACCGCTTGCCTGGTCATGCAGAAGGGCCGCTGCACTATTGATAGTTCTATCGCTTGCGCCGGCGCTTCTAAAATCGTTTTTCGAGCTCTGAAGTAGTTTATATGCGTCAGAATAATTGCGGCCGCTTGCATCTGCTGCGGCATTATATATGCTGAGCACGTCCCAATCGCTGCCTCTGCTGCTTCCGCTTCCGCTCTTCCTTCCTGATTTCTTGCTGGACTTCTTGGCGCTTCTATAATAGCCGCCGCCACCTCCTCCACCGCCAACGTCAGCAGCGTCTGCAAGGGCCATAAGATAGGGGAGTTTGCTTTCCTCGTTCCTCGCCGCGTATTCGGCGTACTTCGCGTCAGCTTCCTTCTGCGCTTCAAGCAGTTTAAGGCTGAGGTCGTTGTTCGCGCTTATTTCCGCGTTGTTCTGCTGGGCGAGGGCCTTTCGCATGGCGACGTCCTGCGCTATCCTGCTGGTCTCGGAAGTCCCGCTGCGGGCATAGTCATAGAGGTTTCCGGCAAGCCCACGAGCCGCAAGCCGCTCATTATTGCCGATTGCAGACAGGCGGGAGTTTGTATATATGTCGTTGCGGGACGTGTTGTATTGATCCTTCAGTTTTGCCGCCTGTGCGGCTATCGAATTCGCCTGTGCGTCATACCCCGCCTGGAGCGCCGCCTTATATGCAGCAAGCTGTTTGTCATAAGTTTGCAGGGCTATGGCGTTTGCATCGGTGCCGGCGGCATACGCGGAGTTGTCTATGGTATGGTTGCCGCCCACGGTGTATGTGCCGCCGCTTATCGGGCTTTGCGGCGTGGTGGGCGTGACGGGTGTAGGAACCTGTGTAGCCACTTTCTTTATGTTTGTTTCGAGCATATTTCCTCCTTATTTGACATAGCCGCCCACGACGTACTGGACTTGTACGCCGTATATGCCGAAGCCCTCATCGAGCGTGTCGTTTTTGAAGATGATCTGTAGGACGATGAATTTCTTGACCTTTTTATTGAACGCGATAACCTGTGGTGTGTCCAGCGTGTTAAAGGTTATGCGTTCAAAGTCGATATCGCTGAAATCCAGTATATCCATTGCCTTGGAGCGTATTTGAGTATCATGTATGCGGTCAGTAGCCACGAGTATTTTGACCGACGATCTTGTATACGGCTTAATCATCACTCCGCACCCCTTTTTCGTCAGGGACTTCCTGCGGGTGATGGTGCCGTAATTGTCCATCTGCGTAGACCAGATCGCAGTAATAGGCTGCCCATCGTCGTTATATCTGTTCATCTTTCCCCGGTCAGTATTGAACCGGCATATCTTGCCGTCAGCCGTGCCAAAGAACAGGTTGCCGTCCTGCTCAAAAAATACCCTCGCGGGAATGTTTGTCCAGTAGTACCATTCATACCCATACTGCACATACGAGCCGCTTTCGGAATAGCTTGCGCCGCCGTCCGTCTTTGCGCTCCTATGGCGGCTGTCCGCAACAAAGCATTTGTTATTGATGCAGAGTATGTAATAGCCGTTCCATACCACGGATACCGCCTCGTCGAGGCCGCTCTCCTTGGTCAGTTCGGTATTTACAAAATAGCTCCTGTCCTGTATGTTGCGCTCAAGCTGCACGGAGGTGGACGATATGCCGAACACACCTTCGCGGGCCAGAAAGAGGGGATCGTCGCGCAAAGTATCAAACGCATATTTGGACACTGCGCCCACGCCCTTAATGCCCTGCTTGATGGGGAATATGACTGTTCCGTTGCTCTGCATCTCGGCTGTGCGGAGAAATACCTCCGCGTCCTGCCTGTTGTCGTCCTTGACCACCATGAGCGAATCATATTGTTTGATGTAGCCCATTATGGAGGACGTGTCGGAGCCTATCTGCGTATATCCCGTATCCGGGAAATATGTAGGATCGTCAAGCCCGGATTGCCAGTCCCAATTTTTATATTCCGGATTGCCGGAAATGAATACGCGGTTATCGTTGTTGTAGCCGTAATAAGCAAACAGGGTGCATTTGTTCACGCGGTCGGCGTATCCCTCTACCGTGGCGGTGAAATGGATAACCACATTATCAACGCCCTTGCTGTCTGCCGGGGCTTCGGTAAACGTCACTGTTCCGGCGGCAAGGTCTACGGTGTAGTCCGTCGTAGGTGTTTTCAACGTGCCGCCCACGAGCACCTTTGTTACAGCGGTGATGTTTTGCGTGTCGAGATAGTAGGTCTTATCGTTACCGTTGGAATGGAACGAGTTTATACGCCCGTTGGACAGCATATTGACCGCTTCCAGGTGTGTGCCGCCGCCCGTGGGGTCTGCGCCTATGGTGGTGGTCGGGATAAAGGCCGCCGTGTCCTCTACATTCTGCACCGTGTATGCGCCGTTGTTCTCCGTTATTACGCGGTATTTCAGCCCGTCGAGCATATACAGCTTGCCGCCATGGGCAAACGCCGCGCTGCGCTGGTCGTTCATGCCGGAAAACATAAGCGTGACGGTGTTATTATCGTTCCATTTGTAGAGTTTATCCTTAGCGTGGATTATCCTTGCGGTGGCGCCGCTTTTGAATACGCAGTAATATATGCCGTTGATCCTTTCGTTTACCACGGTCAGCAGCGTCCGCCAGCCGGGGCGTTTTTCCGGGAATCCCGCGAGGTCAGATATCAGGTTTTCGGCATACGGGGAGCGGAAATCCGCTACCTGTGTGGGGTCGGTAGAAAAATCGACGCCTCTGAATTTGTCGTATGTGCGCTGGTAGGTTTTCGTCGCCGCTATTTTTTTCGGGGTTACAGACTCAGGCATGAGTAATAATCCTCCGCTATGCCGCTGTTGAGTTTACTTGCCTCGCTAACAGCGGACAGGTACTTGCTGCGGTAATTCTCAGCTTGGAAATTGTCGAGCGCTTCCTGGAAAAACCACGAGGCCACGCCATACGGGAAGGCAACGCGGGTAAGCTCGGGCTGATATGGTATCTCCTCGGCAAGCGATTTGATGTACGGCGCTTCGTCCAGCGTTTCTTTTCCCCGGAAAAGCCTCATGCTGTTTTCGCAGTTAAGGCACTCCTGCAGCAGGATATTTATAAACCCGACGGCAAATCTTTTTGAATCCTCGTCTTCTCCGTCTATCTCATAGAGGAATGAAGATGCCAGTTCATATATCTGTTGTCCTGTCATGGGTTCCTCCTTGGTAAGGTGGGGCGGTTGCCCGCCCCACTATGATTTTGTTAAACGCACTTGTGGGTGACTACATCAGAGGGATACATACCGCCGCTAATATAGATCGCGTATGCCTTAATGATGGTCCCTGCGGTGGGATTGGCAATGGCGGCGCTGTACTTGGTACGGGTAGTAGACCAGCGGGGATCAGAGCCGTCGGTGGTATAGTAGACCTCTGCGTCGGAGGTGGTAGTAGCTATGGCGGTCGTGGTGCCCTTGGTCACGGTGGGCGCAGCGCACTTCTTATCCTTGGCCACAACAACTACAACGCCGTCGCAGATAGCGCCTATGACAAATGCGTCGTACATGAAGCGGCCCTCCAGCAGGTGGCCGGACAGGCCGGGCGGGTCCTGATGTATGCGGCTGTCCTTGATCTTGAAGGGCAGCATAACGGAATTGGACTGGAACGCGATATGTTCTACGTTGGCAGGCATATACGCGGCGGGTACGCCAACGATATTGAGAGTGCCTATCTTGCCCACGATGCCCTTCATAAGCAGCTTGTCTACGGCGGAATCAGCGTACTGGAACTCGCTGGACAGCTTTATCATGGCAATGTGCGTGTTTTTCACAAACACATAGCGGCGGTCGGTGGGGACAAAGTTATCCTCGAAGTAGACCTCTATATCGAGCAGCTTAGAGATTATGTTGCTCTTGGCCACGGCAGCGTCATAAGCTATGGTATGGCCTGCATTGGCGGCGTACTGAGCGAGGGCGTACTTATCGGAGGTGGGCGTTACCTTCTCGCGCATCTCCGCCTCCATGACGCGGCCTGCCTGCTTCATCATCTGCTGCTCGACGTTATTGCCCTTGTCGATGGTGATGGCAAAGGACTTGTCCTGGGTAACGCTGAGCTCCTGTATAGCGTCCTGCAGCTCATTGGGAGTGCCGTAACGGTTGGTGCCGGTGCGCTGGTAGTCGTTAAGGTCCTGGGTAATGAGATTGGGAATTTTGACGGTTTTGACGCCGACAAAAGAGTATTCCTGGTTGGTTTTTCCCTCGACAAAAGAATTGTGGGTATAGACCTGTTTGATTTTGTCGGAGTATTTTTCGTGTAGATTGATAGCCATTATTCACTTTTTCCTTTCAGTAAATTAAAAGCCCATGCCTGCAAGGAAGCTGTCCTCCTTTTCCGGCTGGGCCTGTGTTGCCGCGCTTGGCATTGCGCGTTTTTTGTTTTCCTCGTGTTTTTCCTCTATCTGTTTTTTGGTATTAGCTGCCTCAAGCTGTTTTTTGAGTTCGTTTATCTCGTGCTTTTGCATAGCCTCAACGGGGGATAGCCCGTTTCCCACGTCCGCCATCACATCGGGCGGTATTTTTTCCGGGTCGGTTATGCCGTAAACCTCGATAAATTTCTGCCACGGCGCAAGCTCGGCGTCCTTTTGCGCCTGCGCTTGCTGCTCTTCCAGCCTGACATTTTCCGCCTCCTTACCCTTGCATCTCAGCTCGGCCATTTCCTTTACCACCTCGTCAGGCAGGTCGGGATACTGGGCCTTGATGCCGCTCATCTCATTCTGGAGCATTTGGGTCTGGCGGTTTTCGCGGAGGAAGCTCAGATATTCGGAGCGGTTCATCCCGCTCTCTTTAGCCCAATAGTCAACCTCCTGTAAAAAGGGGGCGATCTCCTGGATTTCTTTTCTGAGAGGTCTCAATTCCTCCAATTCCTGGCGGACGTGGTCATAGTCGAGGCCTTTCTGTGCGAAGGTTATAGCTTCCTCGCGATTGAGGCCGCGTTCTTTCCCAAGGAATTGTACTGTCATGAAAGGTGGGTGTCCCTGTTCTTCGTTTTCATCCTCGGTTTTCGCGTCCTCGTTATTGGATTCCTGGCTTTCCGCTTCGTGGGTGTCCTCCGCTTCAGCCGGTGTATCCGTATCGGCGGCAGCCTGTTCTTCCGCTTCGTGGGTGTCCTCCGCGTCTACAAACAGATCTGAACCGTCGAATACTTCATTGTTGTTTCCCATTGTGTTTTCCTTTCTGCGTTTTTATATAACAAAAGGCCTTTTAGGCCTATTGTCGCGATTGATTCATTATTTCCCGCCGTGCTTCGGCAACCTGGTTCACAAGCTCCTGCGCCGCTGTATCAGTTATCGGCATTTCTGCGGGCGGGGCTTCCGCGGGCATGGCGGCCTGCTGTGCCATCATGGCCTGCTGCTCCTTCACCGAGGCGATTATCTTATCCTTGTTTTTCAGGTATTTGCTCGGTATGCTTTCGAGGTACAGTACCGCGTCGGTCATTATGCCCTTTGCAAACAGGTTATCCATGGTCTGTACCTGCATCAGCTCAGACCAGTATGAGGACGCGCCCACGTCAACGTTTGTGTCGTAGTTGATGGTGTCAAAATTCGAAAAATCGAGCTGTATTCTGTTGATGTTCTCTCCCGTCGGGTTGTCCATGGGGTCGAGCGCGGCGCCGTCCTCTATGGCGGGGACAGCCTCATCCAGCGTTACAATGCGCACGCCGTAATACGCCCGCATTATATCCATCATTATCCGCACGCAGTCCTCGGTAAATTGGTATAGGTTCATCCGCTGGATTTCCAGCGGCATTGACGAGGCCTGCTGCACGGCGATAATGGCGGAGGTGTTATCTGGTTTGACGTTGCCGAGCGCGGCGTCAGAGGCGCCCATAAAATCGCGGGTCATGGTTATGATCTGCTGTATGACCTCCATGACCTGATAGGATACATCGCCGCCGCGTATGGCTGTTACATAATCGTTTACCCGTCCAACGCCGATGCCCTTCGTCGCTATGGCCTCTCCGGCCTTATTAGTCCACTTTTTAATCTTGTCGGAATCATATACGATCTTCGGGAATGCGTTCATGCTGACGGACCGCACATAACAGGCAAACAATCTGTTGACCTCTATCTGGTTGGGGATGAGGCCGGTGAGGAGCGCCTGCCCGTGGTAGCTGCTCTTTACCTCGTCCCAGCTCATCCATGCTACGGGGTAGAGCTTTAGGCCCGTGTTGATGGGTTTGTTTATCGTCGCCTTTTCCGTTGTGGCCGTGTACCAGATTTCGCCGTTTTCTTCCTTCCAGAGTTTTATCAGCTTTGTACAGAGGTTTGCATCGTCGCCCTTTTCGCGCTGGTATGCGTCCGTGTCAGCCTGTATGAGCTGTATCTCCGCGTCGCTCATGCCGGCGGCCTTGCCTTCGCGTTTCAGCTCTTTCACTTTTTTGCGCTGGCAAATGATGATATAGGGCTGTGACTGCACATCGCGGTTGTATGCGTTGCCAAATATCACATTGATGTTGTCTATAGCCTCACACGCTATATCGCCCTGTGCAGCCTGTCCTGTCGCTATTTCGGGGTCAAACCTAAAATACATACATGCGTCGCCGTCTACTGCGCTATCCCGTATCCGTTGGCGCAGCGCGCTTTTAAATTTAGTGTTTTCTATTACCTTCTCAAGTTGCCTGCTTACCGCCTTCGCGGTCATTTCCTTGTCCCGGTCGCTCTCGTGGGGCGATAGGGATACGGCTATATCGTTTGAGGATATGGTGGCTATGACGTAGGTTACAACGCGTTTGAGGAAATTGAGTACGGGTTTAGGCAGGTCGGGAGCGTTCAGCCCCTCCCATTGCCGCCCAAGGTAGAAATTTTCGTTAAGCCGCACGTCCTCGTACAGGTTTATGGCCTCTTTGTATCGCCTGCCCTGCTGGTACTCCTCCCATACGCTTTGGGGGTCAGTCTTCGTAATCGTCATTCTGTGCTCTCCCTGTATAATTCAGCATGTTATACATCTGCATATTCATTTTGTCGGCCCGCGTGCGGCGGGTATCGTCGTACTGTACTTGTAGGTCATCGTCAGGCTCGTATTTTTTTCGCGGCGCCAATTTGTAGGCGGTCAGATACCCGCCAAAAAACAAAATAGCGCCTATCACAGCGCCTATGAGGTATTCCATTCTATCCTCCGTAATCCATAAAATTCTCTATCTGGTCGTCAAATTCCAGCGGCCCGTCCTCGTCCTTCGGGGCGAGTATTTCCGCCGGGTGCGGTCTGCCGTCCAGCAGATAACGCAATCCGTCCGGGGCATGGGTTATGTCGTGAGGCTCTGTCGCGCAGTCGCTCGGGTTTTTGTCGTCATGCTGGAGCAGCGGCAAATCCTTTATCAGCTCCGTACAGTTGCTAAATATTTTCAGGCGGGGTTGGGTGCCGCCCACGCCATTGGGGACAGGGTGCAGCCACTCCGCTATATTTTGCCATCCTGCCACTCTTCCGTTGCTCACAGGTGTTAGCCGTAGGCCGTTTTCCTCAAATATCTCCGCCTGGTATTTGCCCGTGGCCCTGTTGGTAGCCCACATATCACGCGGCGCAAATGTACACTCTATTTTGCTTTCCTCCGGCGTGCGCTCCAATATCCGGTGCGCCGCCTCTGAGATGATGAGGTTAGGGGCGCAATACTCGTTATACACATAGCAGTTGCCCAGCTCGTCAAATGCCGCCCAATAACAGGCCAGCATATCCAAACCGTAGTCAAATGCCCTGTATCGCTGCCAGTAATCGGGTATTGCAAACGGTGTGACAACGTGTATATCGCGTCGAAACTCCGTGAAATACTGCCCGACAAACAAATCCCAATCGCCGTCCAGGTGCGCCCGGCGCATGTCCTCAGGTAGGTTTTCCAGCTTGCGGACGTAATCCGGGTCGCGCCCCATGAGGACGTAATTGTCATATACCTTTGCCGGGATAAAATCATAATCCTCGGGCCGCTCACTGTTGCGGTAGTCGCGGTCGATAAATAATCGTTTTACCCATGCGTGGCCTACTCCGCCGGGGTTACAGGTGTAATACATGCGCGTCGGATAGCCGGGGCCGGATGGGCGGTTAGAGGATACGATCCAGTCCATTTGTTGCTCCGTAAACTGCGTGGCCTCCTCCATGCCTATAACGTCGTATGACTGGCCCTGATAGTTGAGCGCGTCGGTCTCGGCGGCGCAGTAGCCGCACACGATACGGGAGCCGTTATAAAATTCAAAAACCTTTTCTTGGCTCTTATATTGGGCGATCCCTTTGAGGGTTGACAGCATGGGGACGATATGGTTTTCTCGGAGCTGTGGCATGGTACGGCGGAGGAGCAGCATCTGTATGCCCGGATATTTGACGGCCAGCATGATCAGCTTAGTCCGCATGGCCCAGCTCTTGCCGCCGCCCCTTGCGCCGCCATACGCAACGTGCCGCCCACGGGCGCGGAAAAACTCCATCTGTTTAGGGTTCGGCGGTAAACCCAAGGAAATGTTCATCCCATAAGCTCATCATCAAAGCCGAAGGACAGGCCGCCAGTCAGTGTGCTTTCGACTTCCTGCTTGTCCTTCTGGTCGAGGTAGTTTTTGCCGAGAAATATTGCCATGTTCGCGTTCTTTTCGGCAAGGGCAAATTGCTTTCGCCTGAGACTCATTTTGCCCTTTACCTGCCCCTCCCGTTTGGCTGCCTGAAAGACAGCGTTGTTATTGTCATTTGTGATGAGATCAACGCCCACGCCCAGCACATCCGCTATCTCCTCGTTGGTACACATGATCTCGGCCATGCGCTTTATCACAGCCGCACCTCGTTCGTTGAGCAGCATTCGGGGCCGGCCTCCCGTTTCTTCCTCGTCGAAAAAAGGGTTTTTATCCTTATCGCTTTTCATGCGCCGCCTCCTTGCAGCTCGTCTATTTTCTTGCCTACGCCTGCCAGCTCGTCGTCCGTCAGTTCGGCGAGGCTTTTTCCGTAGGTATTTGTGCTTATCCTGTTGAGTATCTGTTCGTCCGGGCACATCTTTTTAAGCGCCCGGAGGAGTGCATTCCCCCGGGCGCTCTTGGGCCGCTCACCGGTAACCATTCGCTCCATGCCGTTGGGTATGTTAAATGTCTGTAGGAGCATGTATTTATGAGCGTTGGTCAGGGCTGCGCCCAGGCTCTCGCCGCTACCGCTCATGCACACGTTTACCGCATCGTCATTGAGGCCCTGTATACGGTATGTGACGGTGGCTGTCAGGGCATCTTTGGTCTGCACCTCCACCGCCGCGGGAATTATGACGAGACCGTTTTTTATGAGGCTTGCCCTTACTGCGCTGGTGATCTTTTCATCACTCAGTGTCCAGTACTCGCCCATGTCGCAGTCTCGGGTAAGGTATGTCACATCGGTCATGACTGCCGCTATGCGCTCGTATACGCTCATCCTATGGTTCTCCTCAGCAGTAGCAGCAGTGCCCCACGCCCCACACCGCCGAATAGCTTGCCCTCGCGGTCCATGGCGTCAAGCTCCGCAAGAGCGCACTTGCGGCACATAGGGAGTATATCCATGCGCTCATGTATGCCGCATGCCGGGCAGGGCTCATACTCTTCTACGTTCTCGCTCTGGCACTTTGGGCAGGCGTCAAAAGGCTCATCATATAGCTGATAATCAGTTATCTCTACGGGGGTGACGAAGGATTCTCCGCAACTTTTGCATTTATACATCTTTTCGTCCATCTCTCCTTTTTGGTCACACGATAAAGGGGGGGTGATGCCGCTCACCTCCGCCAAACGCTAAAGGGCCGCTCAGCGCAGCCCTTTTCGATGGTATTAATATAGCACATTAAAAGTGTTGTAAAGTGTTGAGTTAAATTTATACCGCATCTTGTAAAACCCCGGCGTTCCGGGCCTCGTGTCAGTCGTGCCGCTCACCTCCCGATATGCAAAAGGGGCCGCTCATGGCCCCTTGCTTTTTTGTCCTGTATCCATTATAGCAGGTTGCCGTCAAAAAATTTCCCGGAAATTCGTATTTATTTTTCGGCAATGAATGGTATCTCGGTGCCACAGTACGGTATCTATTGCATATCGCCGTAGGGTATCATACCTGCCTTTGTTTATGTCAAGCTCGCCGCAGATGTAATCCCGCATAAACATCCTGCCGCAGTTGGCGTGCTCGCCGCTGCGAAGATGGTAGGTCATTTCCATCACCTGCGCAGTAAGCGGCTCATTTGTCAGTAAGTCCGCCCAGGCGTTTTCTATCGCTTCCACCCACACCCGGGCGTTCGTATCGATTGCGATTCGGTATGCCCTGCCATTGATCCGTGCCATAGCTATGCGCTGGGTCGGAGTGCTGATACCGGATGTCTTGACGGCGGTCCCCTCATGTGCTTGCCCAAATACGGCAGCTTCGATGTCGTCAGCATCCTGTTCGGGTGTTTGGGCAACTGACGGAGCCATCAACTCAGATTTAATCGTGCGGTATGCGTACAGGTAGTACACCGCTTCCCTGCGCAGTGGGCTTGTCTTCACGTTTCTCTCTCCTTCCCGTGGTTCACGTGGTTCTGTTTTAAGTTTCTGTCCCCCCTATCTCATCACGCCGCCCGTCAGCACCTTTTGCCGTGCTTATAGGGCCGCCCACGATTATAGGCCATCTTTTGTCTCACAATCTCGTCCACGTCCAGTCCCTCATGACCAAACCAATCCAGTATGCGGATAAGACAATCCGCCATCTCGGTGGCTATGCCCTCGGGCTTGCCGTCCTCGTTTGCCCATACCATGGAGCGCCCGGCGCGGTATTCCTCCACCGCCTCTGAAAGCTCGCTATGGCAAAGGGCGACAATCTCCAGCAGATTGCGAGGCTCGTCCCACCAGCCATGAGCAACGGCGTTTTCGTGTATTTCCTTCGCCAGCTTGTACAGCGGCTCCTCGTTGTTGTGGATCGTTATCATTTTTCTCCCTCCCATATCAGCGGCCTTCCCTCTGCGTCTACCATTACGCATACGCCGTGATCTTTTAGTTGTATGTATTGCACCCCTGTTAGAGCGTCAACATATATGTCATACGATAGACCCATTTCCAGTATTCGCAGTCTGTAAATACCAGCCTCGGCCTTTCCGCACCCGCACAGGGCGAGGGTCAGCAGGGTTAATATTGCTATTGCTATTACTCGTTTCATTTTTCCTCCTTTGGTGGCTCTGGTAATGGCATCCAGTGAGTAACGCCCTCTGTAATTATCTCGTCAAGCTCTACGTCCTCAAATCCCTCTTCACAGACAAATGCCATTGTAACGGCATTAACATAATCAATTTTGCTCGTTACTTTCATGGTGCAGCAAACTAATACATAGTCCGTACTATCCGGCTCAGGCAGCCGCTCTTTAACGCTTATCCAGTTCATTGGTTTCCTCCTTATCCATTTTCGCGCCGCAGTTCCAACAAAATCCGCCTCTGATAGCAGTATGTTTATTCTCTTGCTTTCCGCAATTAGAGCATTCAAAATACTGCCGCCTATCATGTGCCGTTTTTTCAATCCACCGCCCATGCACTACAGGGACAACATCGGCGGCGGGGATATCCTTCAAGTCGATTTCCTTGATGTACCTGTGCAATACAACTCCGCTCAATTCAGGGTCGTGGTGCTTTACTTCAATAACCTTTTCCAGCGCCTTTTCGCGCTCTATGAACTCTTTAGCCATCTGTTTTCCTTTCTCCATAGCCGCAAAAATGATCCCCCGGAAAAAACTTTGCAAACGCAGAAATTTTTGCACAGTCATACTCTTCTTTTGCACCATCTATGCGGTACGAATGCTTGCAGTCCCGACACCGTACCACCTCCACTACATCGGCGGCAGGGATTCCTCGTACCTTTTCAAGCACGCTATTGATCACGCAAGAACGGCACCAGTCTCCGCCCAGGTCACCGCCTTGCCCCTTACACGGGGCGCAATAGTGTTTTTCCACCTTGCCTATAAGCGTCTCCCGGCTAATGTAATCACTCATTGTCAGTCCTCCTGTTCGCTTTGCTCAAATATCGTTTTGCCCAGCGTATCCAGCGGTTTGATATGCAAAATACGTTCTTGTGGTATAGTCTGTCCTGCACATTTGACGCCTTACCTTTCGTGCGTTTATACAGTGCTCTCATTGTTGCCCTCCAACTTCCTACCGCAATACCAGCAGAATTTAATCATCTTCTGGCTTATTGGCTGTGCAAATTCGTCATCAATGATCGTGTATTCGGCCTTGCACCAAGCGCAGCCCTCATCGTGTTTGCCATTCAGCGCAAGCGCATCAATCCTGCGGAGGGCGGCGGGCTTGCACAGATAATCCGCTATCACTTCGGCCGCGCAGGGCCAGCCGTAGCAAACGCAGCAGTAATAGCCCTCGGCCATAGCGCCGCTCATAAACTCGTTTTGGTTTGGGGTCGGATTATTGGCGCCAGTTTTGAGCTCGACGTATATGCCATGGTAGCCGCCCCGGGCGGCAGGGATAAATACATCGGGTATGCCGGAATGTACCCCCTGCCCTATCAACCGTGCCGCGGTGCGCTTATCGCGTAAGCCGCCGTTGGGTATGTGGTGGTAGAGCCGCAGTGCCGGATACTGCGTCCGCATCATCCGTGCCCATTGGGTAAGGGCGGTCTGGTGCTCGTCCTCCCTGCCCGTTGCCGGCTGGGCAGGTCGCCATACGGGTATCCCGGCCCGGTTGGGGGTCATGGTGTAATCTTTCAGCATGTGTCGTCCCTTTCTGTGAGTATTTTTATAATTGTTTTTTCGCGTTCCGTTAGTTCATACCTTATTGCTGCCGCTTTTTCTGCTGCCGCTTTTTCTGCTGCCGCTTCTTCTGCTGCCGCTTCTTCTGCTGCCGCTTCTTCTGCTGCCGCTTTTTCTGATAGCAAAAACCCGCCGCCGAATATCGTTTTGTTCCCTTGTGCATCGAGTTTTCGCACAAATGTAACGCTTTCGGCTTTAATCGCCAACTGGATGCCATGAACTGCCAGATAATTTAATCTTGCCGCACTTGCAACGTGCGTCGGATACTCATATTTAGGGAGTTGTTTATGCATATTGCGCGTATTTTCGTTGTCGGCTTGTTTTATCGCCTGGTGCAGGTCCGGGGCAACCAGTATTTTAAATTCGCCGAGATTAGTAACGAATGAGGTATTGACTTTTGCTCCGTTGGCGTATGTGATAGTTACACCGGCAATGACGTAGTTATTGTTTGTTGCCCCGCTAAATAACGTCAATGCCGGCGCAAACAAGAAATAACGGATACCTCGTTCATTGTAAAAGCGTTGTATGTTTGTAACTATGGAAAATGGCGGATTGTCGATGACGGCGCAATCATCGGGATAGTCCTCACGGGTATAATCGCCGCCCGGGTAGAAAGGGCGTATAATCTTTGTATTTTCCAGCCCATACCGTTTGACCGCCCACGTCTTCACGGTCTCATAAATATTTGGCGGCGTATAGCAGTCGTCAGTCGTTTTTTTCGGCTTAAATTTTTCGATGAACTTCGCATACTCGCCAGTCATCTCTAACTGGATACCGTTTAGTTTGTTGCTCATATCGTCCATTGTTATCTATCCTTCCAATCGTCCTAAAATCCGACGCATTTACAAGGCCCCGGCAAAAGCCTTGCGCTTTGCGCCGCTTAACACCGCCGCTTGGGCGGGATTTTGACATACTTGAAATAGGCAAAGCCGAACTCTGTCGCGCCGCTCTCGACAAGGATATAATCTTTCGGAGAGCGCGGCGGTTTGGCCGGCGTGTAGTTGCGTTTTATTGGTTTTGTCTGCTCCCTGCCGCAGGGGGCAAGGTTGCGGGTGGCCATGTAGTGATGCCCGCCCTGCTCCGGCGTCCAGTGGCTAAACAGGTAATTGGCTAATCCCGTATAATCGGGGCCGTGGTCTATGCCGTCATAGTGGACGTGTGCCCGGAGGTGCTCGCAGCGATTGACGCTGCCCAGCGTCCATTGTTTGCGTATGGCCTCCTCCGGCACTCCGTCCGTCAGCATGTGGGCATGTATGCGGTGGGTATTTTTGCCGCGCCCCATGTAGATAACGAGTTTTGCCTCCGGGTAGGCGTAGAGCAGCCGGCGGCGGAAGTTGACGCAGAGGCGGCGGAAATCCTTAAAATCGTGTACCTCGTGCTCGTCGTCCTGGGTGAGTGTGCTGTATAGCGAGGCCGGAGTAAAGTTCTCTTTAATGACCCGGGTATGGGCCCGGCGGGCTACCTCATAGGTAAACCGCGCCCTTTCCTCATCCGTCTTAAACCTCGGTTTTCGCGGGCGGTAGGGTTTTTGCGTCCTGTCGCCCACGGTATATACGATCCGCTCCAGCACCACGCCGGAATATATATCACGCCGTACCCGCTGCATGGCGGCCTCCTTTTTTAATAATCAGGTCTTGGCCCTTTGCCGGGGGCGGTGGTTTGCGGTGCGGGCGTTTCCCCGTTGGCCGCACCTGCCGCCACCCTATCATAATGGAGGACCGGGTGATTGCCGCACCCGGCAAAAGGTCAAGCCCTGCCCGTGTTACCGGGCAGGCTTTAATGCGTGTATGTCCTCGGTTTTCTTTGTGCGGCGCGGTATAAATATCTGCTCCATTACTTTGTCGCTGTGGTCGTTCATCAGCTCGTCCGCTTCGAGTATCCTCAGCTCCCGCCCATCGATGCAGAGGCGACAGCTTCCCTTGTGCTGGGCGTATGCCCGTTTTGCCTTTTTGATATCGTTTGTTTCGATGACAGTCTGCGTCCCGGCGGGTGTGCGGATCAGGACGGTGTAGGTGGGCAGCGTTCTTTTTTTCATTTTCTTTTCCTTTCTTCTTCCCTTCTTTTCGCCTTGTACTCGTTGTACATCGTCCTATACCGGTAGCTGTCCCCGAATACGTTCCACGCGGCCTTTACAAGATTAGGTTCGTAGGGACGTATTTTTTCGAGTTCTTCTACTGCCTTCGCGGATATCGCACAGCCGCAGCAGCCAGTACGTTTCAGGCCGTAAACCTCGTAAGCATCGGAGTAGCGGATACCGTAGTAGTCCTTGTACCATGCCTTATCAGCATCGGATACATAGTACAGAGGTTTGAGCCGGTATTGTCCGTTTGCTGCTTGGGAGAAGCAGAGCGATGTATTGTCTTTCCTTGGTACAGACCTCATGCCGCCTTCAGCACGCCGTTCCCCGGTTATAACCATGTCAAAACCTTTTTGAGCGTTGTGCGCAACGGCCTTTTTGCAAACGTCGCAGCAGTGGTTACTTATTTTGAACTGTGGCGGGTTTTCTTTGATGAAGTCCAGCATATATTTGGACGAGTTGATTACGAACTGAATTTCCGGGCGTGGTTCGCCCTTGCCGTTACAACAGCAAAGAAAACTTATCGTTGTTTTGCAGCCTGGATAGCGTTCGCACAGTTCCGCATATTTTGCCGCCTTGTCCTCTGCTTCGGCATATTCATCCGCGATACTCAGAGGTATGTTTTTCCTCTGTACGCCTTCCAAACCAGCGGACATTATTTTTGATACAAACGGTTGCCCATACTCTCTTGTCGCCAGCACAATATTTTTCTTCGGGCGATATTCTGTAATTTCAACGCCGTACTTCTCGGCGGTTTTCCGAACGTGGCGTTTAATCGCCTCCATCTCAAGCCCGGTGTTGAAGAAACAATATTTAATTGGCGGTAGGTCGAACGTGTGCCGCACTTCCTCGATCAGGTGCAGCATAATATCGCTATCGCTGCCGCCAGAATAGGAGCATATCGCGTTCGGGTGTTCCACGAGGCGCTTTGCAACTATGCTTTTTATGGCTTCAAACTTTTCGGGTGCTGTAAAATCGGCATAAGCCGGTCTGTCCGTATAAACTCTGCTGTGAAATTGTTCTTTCGGCATTTTTTCATTCCTCCCCCAAATCCCCGATTAGATCAACGCCTATTTTCGCCAGCTCGTCGGCGGAGTACTGGTGCTGAATGTGGTTCATAAAATAACTCCCGGCGATTTTTTTGATGTTGGTTTTCGCCGCCGACAGGTAGCCCTCAAATTTTTCCGAGTTAAACAGGGTGCAGGGGCGCATATACTCCTGCATTCTTGTCCCCTTCCACATTGCCCAGCGGCTGTCTATTACCCGGCGGCAGTCCTCCGGCGTATGGTCCTCCGCAATGCGGGCGTTGATATAGCCGCGGTTTTTCGGTGTTTTTTGGTATTTAGTCCCGGCAATGGCGTTGAGGTAATCTATTACCGCGTCGGCGGCGGTCGTGTCAGTGATCGCATTGCGGGCGGTAACCTCTCCGGTCTCCCGGTCTATCGTTACTATCAGGGCGGGCCTGCCGTTGATGCTGACAGTTGCCCGGCCTTTTGTGTCCACGTGCTCCCCTATGCTGCGCAGGAGCATGTCATATATCTCCCGGCTTTCCATGGGTTATATCTCCTTTTTCTCCTTTTTGGTCTCGCTGCGCTCTATGGCTATGCCGATAGCGG